ACCTATATTAAGTGCTGAAAATGCAGCTTCATATAGCAACGGATTGTATATTTGGCCTAAACAAGTTTTATTTGGTTACTCAATAAGAATAAATGATAACACAAGTCAAGGTGGTGGTACAAATACTGATGATATTAGAGGATTACATATAGCTTCAAGAACAGCATCTAATGTTAAGAAATATCGACTTAATACTTCTCAAAAGTTTTCTGTTACAACAGCATCACAAGGCTTGAATACAGATAGTATTTATATTGGTGCTTCAAGGAATAATGCTAATTACTTCAATAATCAAATAGCCTTTGCATCAATAGGAGACGGTTTAACAGATACCGAAGAACTTAACTTTTACACAGCCGTACAAGCATTTCAAACAACTTTATCTCGTAACGTATGAAACTAACAGATTTAACATGAAACTAACAGATTTAACAACAGAACAAAAAGCTACCTATGTCGGACTATTGACAGAGGTACAAAAAAACGAATTAGTAGGTCAATGGTATGCACCAGATAGCTACTTCAACCCAATTCAGGACTTAAATGATAACTGGGTAATCTCAGTAGAAGAAATGGAGCAATGTGTTAATCCTGACTTTATGTGGGTTAAAGACCTTGACTTAATTCCTTATGAACCTAAACCAACACCACCACCTTTTGAATAATGGCAAGGTACGCAAATAACGGAATATTCTACGTCAAGTATAAGACGCGTGTAAAGATTCAAAAATTACTACAATCTTTGATTCGTGAATACGATGCTATTGACACGGGTGCTTTGTACGAGTCAGTTCGTATAAACGCAGAAATACCCGCTTTAGGAGAGTTGAATATTCAGATTAACGCGATGTATTACTTTGGATTCTTAAACAACGGAGCGAACTTATGGAATGGCGGAGTAATAGCGTCTTATGATTTCTGCGCTAAGTTAACCGACTTAATGAATAGTAGCGGTGTAAGTGCTGAGATATTCGACCAATACACCGAGTGGATGACGCAACGTTATCCTTTGCTACAAGTAGCTACTATCTTAGGAGAAAAGCGAAGTATAATCTACTCGTTTAATCCTATCGGTGGGGAGTTCTTAGGAGCGTTATCTTTTAAAGGTTAAGTTCCTTTTTCATAGACAACATATTAAACACAAAGATTAACGACAAATCGGAGGCTTGACTTATCTTAGTCAGGTCTTCGTTGCATATAGAGTACAGTAATCTTTCCCACGACCATTTTTTAATCTTTTGTTCTTCTTGAATTTCTTTCTTTTCTTCGGGTGTTAGGTCTTTAGTGTCTTCTTCGGTTTCTTCTTCTTCGAATTCGGGTTCGAAAAGGTTAGCGTAAGTCTTCATAAAGTTATCTCTAAAAGACAAATACTCTGGAATGATTCCGTAAATGTGTGGTATTGGTATTTCGTCAAATAGATACGCCCTATCAAAAGGCGAATAAGTATAAGGCTCGTAAATGGTTTCTTTCCATTCGTTTTTTTTCGTCTTTTTGTAACATATAGCAGCTATCTCTGAAATGTTTTCTATGTAGTCTTTACTAAAGAAATACTCTATATCTATAAACTCCCCTAAAGTTAGCTTATTAAACCCCTTAAAATGCATCTTAGCTACTTCTAATTTATACTTCTTAGGTGGTTCTGAGTTTATCCACTTGACTTTGTTCATAAACTCTTGAATCTCGTCAACGTCATAGTCTTCTAAGTCTTCAGATGGTAGACCCGTGAGCGTAGCTAAGGCTTCTATTTCACGAGAAAATAGTTCCGGTATATCTTTTAGTGTACGAAGTTCTTTAAATTGTAGAACGTCTATATCATTCCACGACTTCGGCAGTAGCATTTTCAATTTGTTTAGAGAATTTTTGTCCTATGTAAACTAAATAAGGAACTGCAACGGCAGCTTTTTGTTCTCTAAATAATTTAGCCTTGTGTTTGATGTGTGCTTTGTCGTAGTGTTCTACTTTAGATAAGTCAGTTCTTTTAAATAGAACGGCAATAAGTTCGCTTAAATAACCTTTGTGTTTAGAGTTAATTATTTTCTCTATTACTTTCATATCTTTTACCGATAGCTTAAACTCTTCCTCGTGTGACTTGTATGTATATCCGTCTATTTCTATTTCTTTGATTATATCCGCGTCAGTTTTTTGGTTAAATTCCTGTACATATTTCTTGAATGTTTCAAAGTCTATGTCAGCTTCTACCATTTCGTCTTCACTTACTCCTAAAAGTTCAAATACTTTGATATGCTTTTCGATTATATCTAAAGACGAATCGTTGTGTATCTCTGTAATATCTTCAAATTGCTGAATAGTTAACTCGTCTAACTGATTCGGGATTTGTTTTCCTAAAATTTCTATCATAATTTTTTTTAACAAATATAACACACTTTTTAATATAGTACAAAATGAGTAAAGATTTACCTATCTATAAAATCACAATCGACCCTGAATACTCCGACGGAGAAGATTTAGGAATCGAACAAATCGCATTCACTTCAACACCGGCTATTAAAGTTAAAGGTATGGCGTTTAATCAAGCGCAGTCTTTCTTTTTTGCTGACGCTACTAAATACCGAATCGTTGCACCCGCTATGATTCCAATGGAGATTTATAGACGTGACGACGAAAGCGGTGAGTATTATGTTCAATTTACCGAAGAGGTAATAGAGCAAATCTACACGAAGTTTATGCGTGACTTAAACAATAGAGATTTATTTAACTTAGAACACGAAACAGAGAAAACTGTTCCCGCTTATATCCTTGAATCTTGGATAGTTGAAAAACCACGAGAAGACAAGTCTTATACAAGCTACGGAATAGAAGTCCCAAAAGGTACTTTGATGTTGACTGCTCAAGTTACCGACGTTGACTACTACGAGAAATTAGTAAAAGACGAACAAATAGGTTTCTCTATTGAAGGTTTTTTAGGTCTGAAACTAAGTAATCAAATTAAATTAAATACAATGAAGTTACCAGACGGAGAACATTTAATCGAAGGTAAAATCTACGTAGTAAAAGACGGAGAAATTATCGAGGTTAAAGAACAAGAAATGGCTGAAACTCAAGTTGAGGAGGAAGTCAAAGAAGAGGTTGCTATGGCAGAAGACGTAGTAGAAGAAGAAGTAAAAGAAGAAACAACCGAAGAGCCTACTGAAGAAGTTGTAGAAGAGGCTATGGCTGTTGACCCTACAACTGACGCTGAAGCTATCTTAGCTATCGTTAAACCTATGATTGAAGAACAAGTTAATTCTTTACTTGCTATTATCGCAGACTTGAAGAACCAAGTTGAAGAGCGTATAATGGAAAAAGAAGAAGAAGAAGAAGTTATCGAAGAGGTTAAAATGTCTGCATTCGATAAATTCAAAGCATTTCGTAATACTTTTAAAAACCAATAAAAATGAATCGTAAATTAAAATTCGACTTAGACGTTGAAACTAACGCACTTTTGTGTGCGAATCCTGAAGAGTTTTACTCTCGCGCTTATTTAACTGATACTACTGCGGATAACTTCCGTACACTTCCAGGTATCAAGTCAGCTACTAAATTAGCTAACGTAACTTTCGGTAACATCTTACAAGCATCTACTTGTAACTTCTCTGCTCCGACTGATACATTGAACGCTATCGACATCGACGTATGTCCTTTGTCAGCTATGGCACAAATTTGTCAGTTTGACCTTGAGCAATCTTTCTTAGCTTTACAAATGGCTAAAGGTTCTAACGGAGATTTCACAGTAGCTTCTTTTATGTCTTACTATTGGGACACTATGTCTAAGCAAATTGGTGAAGACGTTGAGTTATTGAGATGGCAAGGTGACACTACATCTGAAAGTGCTATCCTTTCTTTGTGTGATGGTCATTTGAAGAAACTTTGTGCTGACGCTGACGTAGTAGGTCAATACGGAGGTGCTGTTACTTCTTCTAACGTACTTTCTACGCTTGAAGGTGTTTGGGCTGCTGCTCCATCTACAATCAAATTCAAAAAAGGAGATTTAAGATTTTATGTTTCTGCTAACGTTGCTCAAGCTTACGAATTGGCTGCTGCTTCAGGAAACACTCAAACTTATGTAACTCTTCCTTTAGGATTGACTTTCTTAGGTATTCAAATGGTAGTTGCTGAAGGTATGCCGGATAACACTATCGTGTTGACTTTGAAAAACAACCTTATCTACGCATTTGATGCTGAAGGTGATGCTAAAGCATTGAAAGCTGTTAACCTTTCTGACACAGTTGCTGAGCCGTACATCCGTACAAGAGCGAACTTGAAAGTAGGTTTTTACCATACAAATCCATCTGAAATCGTA